TCCAACCACGACACTGCGTTTTTCAACATGTCTGCCATCGACAAAACCTCTTCATTTATTGAACCAGACGAACACGGACAGTTTCATCATTCTCACCGGCTGCGGCAATTGCTTTGCCCAGGAACTGTTTTGAATCTTCCGTCGATACAATCTGATTTGCGATGTCCCAGTACACATTTTCGCCCGCTTCGATATCCTTGCCGCCGCCAGTTTCCTTGGGCATATCAAACACCCCGACTAGCGACAACGCTCCAAGTCCTTCAGCTTTAATATCGAGTTTCGCCATACCCAAAAGATCCGGGCCAATTGGCACCACATCGCCAGCCGCTACATTTGCCGTTGGTATGTGGTCGATGTCATTTCCTTTTTTCACATATATTGCTTTCATAAATTGCTCCTTTAAGTTTTAGTAATTAAGTTTTATGCGCCCTTAGATTTTATCATTCCACGGAAGTCCTGCTCACGAACTCCAAGGTCGAAATAAACCCGGAACCACAATCCTAATGTATTGAAATCCGCATCCCCTCTTTCGACTGTTGGAGTGCGTTTGCCCTTCAAGTATCCAATCTCGAAAGTGTCTATTTGTCTTGGATCGCCAAAGAGATACCATCCGGTAGAGCTCTGCCCTGTATACTTCACATTTGCCAGGTGCGGAGCGCTCACAACTTGCAGATTTTCATCCGCAAGAACGTTAAGCGCAGGACGTATTGTCTGCTCGGCTCCGCCAGACATAATTAGCGTCGCGCCCTTGGTCAACTCAATGGCGGTGTGCTTCAGAGCGGTCGGAACAAGCAGGAATCTTGGCTCAATATTTATGGGCTGGCCATCGGCGTCCACTTGGTCAAGGAAAAGCTGTACGGCTTTTCTCAAACCCTCATGAGCCAGCACGCTGTCCGCGCCTTCGAAATAATTTCTGTGGTCATTATGGAATAGAGATTTGCCGTCCGACTGATTTGGATTTCCCAGCAGCCTTATAAAGAAGAGCTGATCGATCAGCCGCGCCGCGCGGTTTCCCATCGCCACTGGAACTTTCATAAAAGCGCCAAGATCATCATTGATAACCATCTTGCGAGTGAGGCAAAATTTCTTGCCGTAAGTGTCAAGCTGGTTGACAGCTTTATCTTCTTTAAGTCCGCCCTCCTTGATCTCTCCGCCATCCGCTACACGTTCAAGATCGCCCACGTCAGTGAGTCTGAAACGCTCATTTTCCTTGAAGTCGCTCAGATCGCCTTCAGAGCAAAGTTTTGTGGCAATAACTGGCTGTGCATCGTAACTTTGCAGCAACTTTTTATTCGCCACATTGGACAAAATACCCGGCAATGAAACTGTGCTGAATGCGGCATGCAAGGTTTCATTGCCAAACGACCTGGGAACCTCCACTCCTTCCAATCTCAAGCACTCGACAAGGAGCATCTGCACGGGCATGTCATTTTCTTTCCATGCTGTTTCGACCGCCTCTTCTCCATAAGAGCTTATGAGATCATCGCCCGAAATGCCCACTCTCATACACATCGCGGCTTCAAGAGTTTTCCTCTGCTGAAAACCTTCAGGCTTGCGTTTTACGATGAGATTGACATCCGACGTAGGACGGCCATCGCGTATGGATTTCAACACCTTTTGAGATGTGTCCTCAACATTCCATCCGCCGCTTATCGCTTCCTTTTCGATTTCGGGAAATTCGCCAGAGCAGATAGCCTGAATTCGGGACACGCGCTCGCGCTCGGATCGTATCGCCTGAAGGGCAACATCCGCGCAGCTGGAGGCTTGTTCCTGGTTTTCGACTTCATCCTTTTTCTTTTTGTCTTCAGTCGTTTTTTCGATTTCTTTTTTTGGGTCATCCTTCACAGATTCTTTCTCCTTTTCTTTTTCTTTATTTTCTTCTTCGTTTTCGGGTTTGTTTGCTGCTTTTATTTCTTTAGGCTGTTCGCCAAGATTGAACATAGCGGCTACCTGCAAACGGGTTCCTACATCAGCTCCAACTGCCACAATTGACACCTCTCTGAGCACTGACAATTTGATGTGGAATAACGGGCCTTGATGCTCCTCACCATTTATAATTCTGGAAGTTTTCACAAGCTCTGAATCCTTCACGTCCGCGCCAATGCTCAACTGCCAATCTCCGCCCGATTTTGCCTGTTCAATAATGCCATCGGCCTGTTCGCCTTTAGCCAGAATTTCGCCTTCGATAACGAGACTGTTTTCCTCCACTTTTGCAGTTATCATCCCCACTCGAGAGGCAACCTTGTTTTCATGGTTTGCCAACAGCGGAATCTGCTCTGGAATTGCCATGCCATTTAAGTCGACAACCACTGGATGCCGCCATCCCGGAAGTTTCATTTTTCCTCCGCTGTAAGCCAGTCCCATCACCTTCGGCTTGCCACCGCTTGCAACGGCCTCAATCATTAAGAATTCATTACTCATCACGGTTCCCTTTCTTTTATTTTTGGTTATATTTTTATGTCAGAATCGGTTAATCCGAGTTCTTTCATCAACTTCTTTTCACGCGCTATTTGCCTGACTTCCGTTTCCCAGTCTCGGCCTGCGAGCGCAAACTCGCGCGCCAATGTTGTTGTATTATTTTTCAGCCTAACTTCCTGAGCCTTAGATTCTTTAAATGGATCTATGTAGTAATTCGAAGCGTCCCAAAACCAACTGTGCAACGGCAATGGATAACGTGTAGTCATACCGATTGGGGGATTAATTAAAAAATATTCCCTAAGCCAAACGGCAAGAATTCTGTCCAATATTACGGAAGCAATAAACGATTGATCGACGCGAAGCATTCTGAGATAACTTTGTATGTCAAGCCTGGCGCTGGAAAAGCTGCTGTTGTCAGAATTTCCTCGGCCAATGTTTGACGGCATCATGATGCACCGCACGATTTCATTGATGATCTGTTCTACAAATTCAGCGTAAGTTGTGCTTGGCTGCTTTGGGTCAATCTGCCCCATTTTCCAGCCGCCTGGCATCGTCATCAACATATTTCTTTGGAGCTCAATCATAGCCAATGGATCGACTTCATCGGCTTCAGCGTTTGCCGGGGCGTCTGTGTATAAAATCCCGGTAAAGTTGGCACAGGATTCAGCGTTTCCCAATACAGCCAAAGTATATCTCCGCAACTGCGCGAAAAGCGGCAATGCTGGTGTAACTTCCGGAACGCCACGATGTTGACCGGGGCGATCCATGCGAAAAATATGCAACATGGACTCAGCAGGGATAGTCATATAATTACTGTCATAAGAAAAATTATTGTCGCTTCCCGGATGATATTTAAGTGTGCGGTAAGAAAATGGGTTGCCGAAGAAGTCGAAGGTTATGCCATCGATTTCGTTCTCCTTTGAATAGAGGGACAAACCGCTTGTTATCTGATCGGCTTCAATCAACATGATGTCCAGTTTTATCTCATGAAAGACTCTGGGGTTTGTAGCCATTATCCCAAACGCCTCCCCGTCCTGACATCTTGCAATCCGCATAGTTCTGAGTTTTTCTGGGAGTCGAACAGCAGACGACCACATCATGAATTCGAGTTCAATTTCGCGATTTAAATCTTCGTAGTCCGTGAGCATCTGCAGGCGCGGGCCTGTGCCGATGGTGTCATTGGCCAGCGTCAAAAGAATACCTTTGCCATAAGAGTTATTGGCAATTTCATAACGCGCGCGGCTTCGCAAAATACGCCTCACGTCAGGAGACGCTTCAGCATCCGCGCTCAAGCAATCCGCCGCCGCCCAATGCCGCCGATTATCGTTGGTCGTTTGCGCTGCATCATAGCTTGCAGTCACCTGACGGTTCCACCCGGCAGTTTTATTCACTGGGACAGATTTTGTCGCTGGAGTGTGTGTGTTTATCTCCATTGCATGTCCGTTTGAATCAACTAATGTGTTTCCAGATGTCACTCTTATGCGCCTCCAGGTGGGATAAACTTGCCAAATCTTATCCCCATGTTTTTCTTTTTGACTGCTTCTTTTGAACTCAAATAGCGATCTGCTTCGATCTGATCTTTTATTGAATGCTGTTCAACTTTATGGCCATCGCTTTCTGCGGACTTTGGGCCAACAGCATTATCCTTTATTGATTGATCTATTTCGTTTTCACTCATTATTTTAATTTCCCTTTTTTCTTCATCCTTATTATTCCGGCTGCAAGAATCTCCGCGATCTCTTTTATGCCGCCATCGACTTTTGAATTTTCATCTTTACCCATTTTTTTCTCCATTTTCGGTCCTCGAAAAAACGCTTGTGTCTTCACCCTTTATATACGCAATTTCGATGTGACCCTTCACCCCCTAAAGGGTCGAAAGAAATGTTTTTAAACGAAATTTCTTTTTTTAGGAAAGGGATGGATAGAGCACTAAATTTTGATTTATTGGAAAGAGCACCTATATTCTGTTATTCCTTATATATAAGCGAAAAACAACAGGGAGAACGACATGGCTAAATAAATCAAAACCTTCTGATTTATTTGGTTATCCAAACTTAAATAAAATCCAAACCTTTTCAAGGCAACCTTGCATTGCCAACGACTTACATAGAAAAAGGTTTGGATAATTTTTTGCACTATAGTATCCTCTTTAAATCAACAAGGA